AACAACGCTAGGTGCGCCGCTAATCTGCCACGTTTGGTAGTTTGCACTGGCAGATTGGTCTTGGAGGATAAGCTTTTCGCCGACCACCAAGAGAGACAAGAAAATATCAACGTCGATACCGTTGTCGGTCAGATGGCTAATGCTGATCTGAGTAGCCGAAGTCTGCGTGGCGTTGTTCCAAAGAACGTATCCGTTACCGGGATAGCCGCTCGTAGACGTGCTGTTCGCTTGGAAAAGAAACAAACTTGTCGACGTGCCAGACGCACCGGTCGGACCGGTCGGACCGCCAGCGGGACCAGTCGGACCAAACCCACCAGTCGGACCGGTCGGGCCAGTACCAGAAGGGCCGGTTGCGCCAGTAGGGCCAGTAGCACCGACCGCGCCAGTAGGGCCGCCCGCAGGGCCAGTAGGTCCAATAGGACCGGTAGGACCTTCGGGACCAATACCACCGCCACCGCCCATCGGGCCGATAACAGCGGCTGTACGACGGCGTGTGAACTGCGCAGGGAAACCCCAGTTCTGCCCACTATACAAGTTGCCGTGAGTGATTTCGGTCTTTGCGCGTTTGATGGTTTGCTGCCAACGCCGCTGATGAACAACCGCCATTTGCGGGTTCGAATACGGCTTCGCAAGCTGGCTCATCATGCGGCCAAGCACGCCGTCGACAATGTCGAGGGCAAAGCGCGGCATGACCCACTCAGGCAAATAGGGATAGTCTTCAGGGTCAGTCGGATCGGTAATGGTAATCGACACGCGAGCGGTCAGCGTATCAGCCACAGCAGGGTCTTCAAAAAGATTAACAATCCCCGGCACGCCCATGGTAGCGCGCACAGGGAGCTGGCTGCTGTTGTAAACGCCAATCAGACGGTGGACTAGCCCGTCTTCGCTAGAGACGATTGGATACTCGGTCGTTCCCGGAACCGCACTGATTTCAATGTCTTCGTGCCAGATATTCGAGTTTTGGAATAACTCGTCCATCGTGGCGAAGAGTTCGAGGCGAATGGTGGCATCCAACGCACCCGGCAAGCGGATGCGGAGCTGATCCATAAGCCTATTGATGTCAGCGCTCGCCATCTAACCCTCACGACTGAATAGAGATCATCTGCGCGATGAACTTACTCATGAACGCCGAGGCTCTCGTGTCCTGATTAGGTTCGTCGTCGCGCAACTGCGCCTGACCAACAATATAGTAGACAAACGACATCCGGTACTGCGGATCAACAAAGACCGACGTACCAAGACTGCCCGCTGAATAGCTGGGTAGGGATGTGTTGAAGTAGGCCAAAAACAAGTCTGGCCGAAGTCGACGAGCTTCAAGGATGCCGTTGTTGAGCGCGTCAACAAGGTCCGCCGTTGGGTACCGGTACGGCTCAATCTCGTCTAGGAGAAGCGTGCGAGCCTGTGTGACGTAGTCTGCGACTGTATCAAGCGCCATGGCCTCGCCTCTAGCATAAAGAAGTCCCCCAGCCCGAAGGCTGGGGGATCAACTTATCACGCCTTGCTGACGATGGCCTGAGCGAGCGCCACGTCGTCCACGACCTTGTAGCCGTAAACCTGAAGGCCACGGAGGATCGTGCCGAAGGTCATTTCGGAACGGAGCGTCTCGACCTTCGAGACCTGCGACGCAAAGGTCAGACCGTGAGCGTGACCGGCGTAGATCGCCGTCTCGCCAGCAGCCAGACCACCGGCAACGCCGGTCGGGAGCAGGTTCGACACGTAGAGCGTGAAGCGGTCAACCATGCCGAGGCGACCGTTACGCAGGATCGAGACGGAGTCGCCCGACAGGTAAGCCTGACGGAGTTCCGACTTCTTGATGAGCGTAGCCATCCACGTCGGGATCACGATCCAGCGACCCGTCTCGGGGATGTTCTGCTCGTCAAGGCACTGGCCGAGGCGCAGGATCGCGTCCAGCACTTCGGTCTGACCAGCGGCGGGCGTGTTAGACACGAGCGCCAACGGGGAAGTCGTCACGCCAAGGTCGATGTCGCCGGAAATCTTACCAGCGGTAGCGCCCTTGTTGTACGTGTCAGCCTGACCGAGAATACCAGCGAGCACGTTCGTGTCGATGGTGATCTTCATCTGCTCGGCGGCGTCGTCAGACCACATGCTGAGAGCATTGAGGTCGGACTGCACTTCCATCACGTCGTCGAGGATCGTGTTGAAGTACTTGCCCTTGTCGATGTTCAGCTCGACGACGTTGCCCTGCGGACGCTCAAGCGAGAGCAGACCGTCAGCGCGGTAGTCGTTGATGGTGATCGTCGGCTTCGTACGAATCTTGACGGTATCGCCCTGATTCTTGATCTCGCCTTCGTAGTCGGTGTTCGAGATCGCCGCGAGCACGGTCGAGGCGTAGAACTTCTCGACGAGCTTGCCGGACCAAATCTGGGGGATGAAGCCAGTGGCCGCAAAGCCGTTCGAGGACGAGCCAGTCGGGTAGATCGGGGGGGTGGTAGCTCCACCAGCGTTAGGAAATGCCATTGTTACGACTCCTGAAGAGAGGTTACCTTACGCGCCCATCTCGCGTCGCTTCGAAGATTTGACCTTCGATGCGATCCTTCTCTGCCTCTTTGCCGCGATACTTTCCTGCGGCCACTTCGGCATAGAACTTCGCGATCTGCGCGCCAGTGAAGATAGGCTTCTCAGCGGGGGCCGAAGTGCCTGCCGCCGACTTGGCTCTGCCCGGAGCCGCTAACTTGGAGGCGTCTAGGACAGGGGCTCTTGCGCCTGTCTCCTGCGCCACCACGTTCGTCGCGGGTCTCGTAGCAGCCTCTTCAGCGAGGAAGCCGTTAAAGAAAGCCAGCACCCGAGGGGCATCGTTCCGCTCGTACGCGGCTTTCAGTAATTCATGTCTAATAGCACCACTGTAGAGGTCTGGCAACTCCAGCCATGCTAGGAACTCATCGTTCCGGTTGATTTCACGCCATTCAGGCACTTTATCATCCAAATCGGAGAGCATCCGCGTTCGCGCAGACTGCGAGACGTAACCGTTCACGCCCTGAAGTTTAGCCTCCAGCTCGGCGATTTTAGTCTCGTACTGTTTGACGATGGGAAGCAACTCCTCCTTCGCCTTCTTACCGACGACGGACAGGAACTCCGCTCCGTAGTCACTCTCTTCTTCAGGGGTAATAAAGCGCTCGGCTTTAGTCTCTGTCGCCGAAGATGCGGCGGGGCGCTGCATTTCGAGGGTGGCGACGATACTCTGGAGCGAAGCGATTTGTTCGCTCAAGTCCTTGATTTGCTTCTGAGAACGGTCAAAGCGACCCTTCATGGAGTTGTAGCGGTGCTCCCAACTCTGGTCGTCTTCAGACCGGGCGGGCTCGGGAGCGGAGTTAGTATCTTTGCTAACTTCGTTGGCCGGGGTCTCGAATGTTTCGACGGGCGCGGTTTCGGTGGTTTCAGCACCTGTCGCTTCCTGCTCCTGCGTCTGGTCCCCATCCTGCTCCTCGTTCTGAGGGTTATATGCTGCGTGATAGGCGGCTTCCGCTTGAGCGGCTGCGGCACGGATGGCGGCAGGCACCTTTACGGACTCGTCGATATTCCCAATGTTCTTAGCCATTTACTTCTTTCTCCTACGCTCGATCTGGTCGGCGTCCTTGACGCAGTCCGTCAGCAAACGAAGGAGCGCGGCGCAAGCTTGCGCGCGGCCTTGGTTCACCGGGAGCACGTCCAACGGCGACGAGACGCAGTTTTGGATTTGTTGCTGGGTATGTTGCTCAAAAGCCCCCAAGAACTCTTTCCAGTTCTCGGGGGCGTATCTTGCGAGTTGAGCGGCTCGGATGGTCAGATCACTCATCGACCACCGAAAAGCCGGGCCAGCTTGAAGTTCATAACTCCAGAGGCGTCGGCGGGGGTCTTCTTGGCGTAGTTGTTCATCGAGCGGTAGATGGGGTCACCGCCCGTGATCTGCGCCATGGCGAAGCGGCTCGGAAGGATTTCCTCCTTCGGCCCTTTGCCCTTCGGCAGTTTCACTTTACTCGGGTTCATGCAGCCTCCTTACGCCGGTTTGGCGGGCTTGGAGCCAGTCTTCGGAGCCATCTTGGCGGAGCCGCCCTTGGCGAACATGCCGCTGCCACGGCCCATCTGCGCAGACTGACCCGGAACCTGCGTGCCGGTCTTCATCTGCGGAGCCATCTTGTTCGGGCCACCCTTCACGAAGGTGACGTTCTTCGACGATTTCTCTTTACCCATTGCCATGACCACTCTCCTTGCTTCGCCGCTCAGTACTTAGGTTTCGCGGTCGAACTCTTGGGGAACAACTTCTTCAGGTCGTTAGGCAACCCGCCGAGGTTCTGTCCCTTACCACGCAACTGCTGGATTTTAGGCATGGCGACTTTGCCACCCTTCACAGAAGGAATACGCGGCTTCTTCATCGAGATTTTGGGCGCTTTAATCATTGCCCACCTGCGATGTTGGTGCGCGGACCCATGTCTCCGGTGACGTTGCCGCCCTGCGGAGCCTGCTGCCCCTGCGCCATAGCAGCGGCCTGCGCCATCTGCTGCATCTGCTGTTGCTGCTTGTCCAACTCGTCTTCGCTCGGCACGACCTGCTGACCGTCGAGGCCCAACGTGTCGGACACCGAACGCAGGAGCGCTGCGCGACCCTTGACGCCAACGATCTGCGCGTCGATGGGGTTGGCGGTGATCTGAAGGAACTCCAACTGACGGGAGCGCTGCGTTTCTTTTTGCAGAGCGACCGTGACGCCAAGCACGCGCACCGTCTCCTGCCCCGTCAACATGCCACTCGGATCGGTCAGCATGACCATATCAAGAAGCTGACGGAGCGCCGGGTCGAGCACGTCGCGGTCAATGTTGGCGGCAACCGTCTGCAAAATCTTAGACGCGTTGCCCATGAGCATCGCAAGGCCGGACGCCGTACGCCCTGCCCCCGACCCCGCGCCGCCACCCGAAAGATACTTCGGAATGGCGGACACTTCGTCAGCGATGTCTGAGAACTTTTGATAGACGCCAAGCAGCTCCTGCGCGTTGCTGTTGGGCTGGAAGAAGTCGATGGGTTTGCCACTGCCACCGCCCATCGGATCGGACGTGACGTGCCAACGCTTCCACGGGAACAACTCTTCGCCATCTTCGTCGGGCGACAGGCGGTCATCGTTGACCACGACCTGCGGACCAGAGGAGATGGAGAGGTTGTTGACGAGCGCACGCAGCGAGGCGTTACACACGTCCTCAATGTCACGCAGAATATCAGGAAGCCCGTTGCCCACAGGCGTTCCCGGCACCTTCTCAAAGCTCGTAACAAAATAGGGATGACGCTTGCGCGGGCTTGGCGACATCTGCACTTTGATGATGTAACGACCGATGAGCCACGCCTGCACGAAGTAATCGCGCATCGCGTCGGGCACCTGCTCTTCATCCATCCCATATTCGAGCAACATGCGCCCTTGCACGTTGCCATGGAACTCAAGGCAGGTGATGAGCCCCGACTGGTTCCACTGCGGGTTCTCGCGGCTCTCGTTGTCCGCGCGCTCCGCGTCAGTCGTGTCGATGTCGTCAGCCAGACCACCGCGACCGTACTCGTCGAGCACAGCACGAATGGCTTCGGTGTTGTAGCCCGGCAGATCGAGCAAGTCGTTCAGGTCCGCGCGGGTGAGGCGCGTGCGCTCGATGACCTGTGCGTCTTCAATGTCGGAGACACCCGGCGTCCACCACAAGTCGAACGGCGAGACGCGCGTCCACGTCAGACGCGGCTTCTGTTCGACGACCGGCTGACCGTCCTGCCACGTTACCGTCGGCACGATGCGCACCACCGGACCCTTGATGACGGCGAACGGGAAGAGCGGGATGTCGACGAGGAACTCAGCAAACGCTTTGTAGAAGTTCCCCTCAACCAAAATTTCGTCGATGCGATCTTCGGCGTTATTGGCCTGCTTCGCCGCCCGCTTGCGCGCTACAGCTTTCGCTGAGTCCATCAACTGCGAAACGCGATCCCGTATCATCATGGGATCGGCGGGCATCCCCATCGCTTGCATCTGCTGCGCTTCGGACGCTGCAAGCTCTTGGATGGACTGCACGATCTGCGGAGGCACATCGGGATCGGGCGTCGGGTCCAGCCCCCACGGGCGATCCGGCGACAGGTACACGTCACGCAGGAGCGAAGACGCACCACGACACTTCATCGCAACGATGCGCGCGTAAACTTCAGACCCACCGAAGCGGCGAATTTCAGCAAGGCGCTGAGCATCGTACTGACCGTTGAACACTCGAAGCGCGTTAAGGAGGCGGCTCGACCACCCCGACATTTCGGTGTTTCGATGGTTCTGCATCATGCGGAACTGCGTCCTGATATAAGACGCCAAGTTCGTCATGATGGGTTCGTTAGCCTGCCGCGCGGCGGCGGCTTCCTCGTCAGCAGCTCGCTCAGCAGCCGAAAGCTGTGCGTTGGTGACGACGCGCAGTACGCCCTGCTGCGGAAGAGAATTAGCCATAGGTCCGCCTTTATGTCTTAGGCTCGACGATCTAGCATTAAATACAATATATTGGTACAGATTGGCAACTCGACCCCCACAAGGAGCCCCCATGGCGAAGCGCCTGCCTGTGAACACCGAGTTCGAGGAGGTCCGTCTTCTCAAGCTCGCTCGCGAAATCGCGATGGATATTGCCCCCCTTTCGGTGATTTTAAGCTCAAATGGTTTTAACGAGGCTGAGTGGGAGCTGGTCCAGAAGAACTCCCGCTTCCGCAAGTACCTCACCTCCGCCTCCGAGGAGTGGAACTCGGCGCTCAACACTCACGAGCGTGTACGGGTGAAGGCGGCAGCGATGATCGAGGAGTGGCTCCCAGAGTTATATAGTCGGATGCACGACAAGGCAGAGTCCCTGAACCATAAAATCGAGGCAGGCAAGCTGGCTCGCGACCTCGCCGGTTTCACCAATAAAAACATAGGCATAGAGAACGCTGGCGAGCGCGTCAGCATCTCCATCAACCTCGGTGCCGACGCTCAGTTAAAGTTCGAAAAGCAGGTCATCATCGAGGGGGAGGCGACCAGTGCCTAACATTAACTTCACCGCCCCGCCGACCTGCGCTGCGTTCATGAAGAGCCAAGCGTTTTTCCGGCTCATCGCTGGCCCGGTAGGTTCGGGCAAGACCACCGCCTGTCTCTTCGAGCTGTTCCGTCGCGCATGTGAACAGGCTCCAGCCCAAGATGGCTACCGCTACACCCGCTTTGCCATACTGCGCCAGACGCTCAGTCAGCTCAAAATGACTGTGCTTAAAGATGTCACGACATGGCTTGAAGGGATCGCCACGTTTAAGGTTTCTGAGAATACCATTCACGTCCAAGTGGGGGACGTACGATCTGAATGGATTCTCATCCCCCTCGAAGACGTCGAGGACCAGCGACGCCTGCTCTCGTCCCAGCTCACTGGGGCGTGGCTGTCGGAGTGCATCGAGATCGACGTGGGACTGGTGCCCGCTATCGCGGGCCGCTGCGGACGCTACCCCTCCAAGGC